TCAATCACTGATAAAGATGGCGTGGTTAAAATGGAGTCTATCCCGATTGATGACATTTCCACGAGCGGGGTCGTAACCATATCGGCAGGATTTACCTATCAAACTGGTGAGACTATCGCGGCTGGTGACTGCGTACTGCGTGGAAAGAAAAGCACTCAGTTTAGCCAGCTTCCAGACGTTTGTGAAAAGTACTTGCTAGAGTACTGCAACGCTAGGATTCTAGTAAGAGACTCAAGCTCAGATTCAGCAGCGGTAGGACAGGTGTTAATCCGAGTAGAGGGTACACTTCAGACAGCATTTGCTGAACCTGACAATGATCCTGATTACGTTCCAGTTTTGGACGCTCAATATCTTGGATGGGACAGCTTCTAAATGCCACAGTATCAGCACATTAAGAGATACCAGAACTTCTACGGGGTGGACTTTAAGTCTAATGACCTACAATTCCCCGAGAACTTTGCTACTGAGATTCAAAATGTGCAGTTTACTCCTACGGGAAGTATTGAGAAACGCCGTGGTTATCAGCCTCATTCTGAGCCGGGTGCTAAGTACGGGATATTCACCTATAACCGAATCGACTCTAACGGGGTCGAACAGCCGGAAGTTTTGGGCGTCTCAAACACAGTACAGCGGTTAGCAGAAGCAAAGATCGTCATTACCTACTCTGGCTCTAACTCGGTCTGTAACATTCAAGTTGGATTCGATGTTGCTACGGATCAGTACCGGATGATCATTGAGGAAGGAACTACCGAGGTTCTTAACCAAGGCTTAGGTCTAGGTGTAGACGTGGGGGGGCCTTACAGCGTCAACAGTTTGACGACTGCGATCAATGCTCTTACCGGATTTACTGCTGTTCTAACTGGCAACGTCAACACTCCTGCTTCGTTCATTAAGACAATACCGCTTACCTCAATCGTGAGTAGCCCGATATCTTGCGTAGCTAAGTATTGGGAGAACCTTAACGTCATTGCTCAGGCTGGTAAGGCTGGTCCGTTACAGGGATCTGAGACTAATAAGAATGCGGTTAACTTTGAGAACGTAAGCTCTGTTCAGGTTCAAAACTGTATCTACTTTTCAAACGGCTATGATCCAGTTCTCAAGTACGATGGGCAGAATGTTTACCGTGCTGGACTTCCTCCTGCGACCGATGGGTCTACAGGAACTTTCACTGTGTCTGCTACGGGTACGGCTGGTGCTAACCTTTATGTCTGGCGTGAGCAGTTCGTACAAATAGACGCTAACGGCAATCAGATTGAAGGAAATACCGTTTACAGCTCTGAGTATCTATTTACTCAACCTTCGGTTAATCCTGCTACCGTTACGGTCACTAGCATCCAGGCTGGCTCTGGGTTTAACACGAATTGCGCTTTAATTACGGCTACCGCTACGGGGACTGCTATTCCTGTCAGCGCAGGCCATACCATTAAGGCCGGAGATACTGCGTATCTTTGGGACACGGTAACTGCTGCCTATGTGACTCGTGAGGTGGTATCTGTAGGGGCCACGACTGTTACTGTCGATAACTCGATCGGGTACACAAGCTCGACGACTAACAGCCGGAACGTAATCTCAAATAACCTGAGAATCAGGATTCTTCGCAACAAAAACACAGGCGTCACTCCTACGCTGTTTTTCGAGCTTGTTGAGATCCCAAATAACTCTTTTGTCTCAAGCCAGACCTTTGTTGATAATTTGGCTGACGCTAGTCTTGCTGCTCAATTCCTTGAACCTGTGACTGACAGATCCCCCCCTGTTAACGGAAAGTACATTTCAGCTTATCAGAATATCATGGTGACGGCGGGTAACATAAGCCTACCAAATCAGGTTAGCTTCTCTGATATCGGTAATCCTGAGTACTTCCCACTGGTATCTAACCAATTCACGGTTACGAATCTTCAAGGCGATATTATTACGGGCATTCATCCGAGTGCTGAGAGTTTCTTAATTTTTCAAAGTAGGGCAATTCACGCCGTCACGGGTGACGTTCCTAATCAATCGTTCAGGGTAGACGTGCTCACGCAAGACGTCGGCTGTGCTGCTCATGCGACGATTCAGGATGTCCGAGGAACGATCTGTTTCCTGTCAAACGTAGGTCCGAGAGTTATGACGGGAGCGGCCTTGCCCAAAGGACTTGGTAGTGATCCCACTAACCAGCTCAATAGCAGGTTAGACCCTCTGTTCTTTAGGCGTGGTCTAAGCTCTACAGAGAGTTTCTCGATTAAACGAGCTGTTGGGTTTAATGATCGTATCGGTGAGCGGTACATTGTCTTTTTGCCTACAGAGACTACTGAGGGCGCTGAGCGGTACACGAATAGTAATAGCAAGACGCTTGTTTACGACTACACTCGTGACGCTTGGGTGATCTGGTCTAACCTCGATATGACTGGCGGGATTACCGCTGAAGACAGTAGCAGAGAAATTTACTTTGTTGAGCGAAGAGACTCTGCAGCTGGTAGTGGGTCTACGTCTATTCAAAGCTATCTGTACCGCTTTCAGAATACTGGCACGTTTCTTGATTATCAGGATCACGATAATGCGATTGAGCTAATCTACAAAAGCCCGTGGGAGTTCATGGGAGATCCTGCTGTGTTAAAGAACTTTCAGCGGATCAAGATTTACAGCTCAGAGCCCGTAGATTCTGATTTCACGATCGACATTCAAACAGAAAAAGACTTCAACGCAGACGGGATTATCTCTGAGTGCTCGATTACGTTTGAGGGTATCGGATACGGGACGATGGAATATGGGGTTGATCCTTACGGTTCTCCTGGAACTGTTGGACTAAAACATAAGCTATCTAATGGCCGCGCTACCTCTCTTCGAGTGATCCTGCGTAATGACGAGCCACAGGCTAACATTGCCGTGACTGGGTACGAGCTTGAGATCAATGCGCCGTATGCGCCTGGGTTTAAACGCTAATGGCTAAGTTTAGCGGGTTTAGGACATTAAAGACGGCTCAGACGATCGAAGAGGTGATACAATACCTTACTGTCGGGCTGTCTTTAAGTCTTAGGGAGTTACAGGCAGGGTTACTGAAGCTCAAGTTTGAGGACAACTTTGAGACTCAGATCCTTGAGGTTACGCTTCCTGCTGGCGCAACAGTGCCTTATCCACATAATCTAGGGGTAATTCCATCCAAGCGGTTGATCGTTCGTGCATCTGGCTCCACAATAGATGACAGCTCAACCCCTTGGACTGATACAGTAGTGTATTTCAGAAACTCGGGCGGTTCGACGATAACCGCGACGATTATTCTAATGAGGTGAGTATGGGTACCAGAACAAGTACAAGCTCGGCAGGTCAAAACCCTTATGAGAGGGGGACGGGTTCCTACTCTCAATGGGAGTTTGAACAAAAGCAAAAGGCCGAAAGTGAAGCAGAAAAGCAGAGAAAAGCGCAGGAGGATGCTGCTGCTGCCCAGGCCGAAAAAGAGCGCAAGGCGCTGATGCTTGAAGAGACTCAGAAGCGTTTTGAGGGCTATACTCCTGAACAGATCGCATCTGTCGCAACGACTGGTTCGATAGAGCAGCAAGAAACCCTTGCTAAACGAAAGTCTGCGCTTGAGGGCTACAACGCTCCTGAACTTGCAGCGATGCAAGCTCAGATGGCGGCTGGTCAACAGGCGGGACAGCAACAGCGTGAACGTGCGCTTCAAGCTGCTCTTGCACAGCGCGGAGTTCAAGGCGGTGCGGCTGCTGCCCTTCAAGCTCAAATGGCTCAACGTGCGTATCAAGAAAAAGGCGCAATGGATCAGGAGATGATGCTGAGACAAGCGCAGCGTCAACGCGAAGCTCTGGGTGAGTACGAAGGCGCTGTGCAGACTGCTTATCAAAATGAGCAGGAACGACAGTTTCAAGAACTGTCTGCTAAACTTGCTGCTGAACAGGCTTATCAAGCTCAACTTGCTCTTGAGGCTCAACAGCAAGAGGCTGAGACTTACGCCCAAGGCCAAAAAGAAGCGGCTGAAGCTGGTGGTAAAATTATCTGCACAGAGCTTTACCAACAGGGTCTTATGGACAAGACAATCTATGAAGCTGACCAGGCTTTCGGAAAACTTCAAGACCCTGAAGTCATGGCCGGATATCATGCTTGGGCTCAGACTGTTGTCGGTTGGATGAAAGCGAGCCCGACGGTTACTTATATTACCTGCATTATCGCTACTCCTTGGGCCAAACAGATGGCCTATGAAATGGGCGTAGGGTCTAAGCCTAACTTAGTCGGCAAGATTATGATGCTTGTAGGACTTCCAGTCTGTCGGCTCATCGGTAAGCTGAAAGCTAAGAAGGTGGCTCATGGCTATTGATATCGAAGATCCTAACAAGTCCAATCAGAGCCGTATTCTTGAAAATCTTATGGCTATGGAAGCAGACTCAAAAGAGCAAATTAAGACTGTTGCTGAGTCTCCTACGCTTCTTAAAGATTATTTTGCAGACGATAAACAACTTAAAAAGGCGCAGGGTTTTCAACTAGCTGCTCTAAAACAAGGCGATATTTCTCCTTCTCTTGCTAAAGAGGCGTCACCAGTATTCGCAAAACTTCAGACTAAACTTGAAGCAGACCCTACTTACGCTGAAGCAGATGCAGAGACTAAACTTGCTCTCGCTCAAGAGCAGTTGAAAGCAAGTAAAGATAAATCAATGAGCGCTGGAGAAATCTTTGCTCGCTCTCTTATCGCTCTTGCTCCTGCTCTTGTTGGGTATGGTCTTGGAGGATCACTCGGTGGTATCGCTGGTGCAGAAGCATCTAAAGAGACTTTAAAAACAGCAGCAGAACTTGAGAAAGCACAGAAAGAATCTAAAGAAAAAGAAGAAGAGAGAAAGTTAAAGATCGGGTTAGAGCTTTTAAAATCTCAAAAAGATATCCAAAAAGCGGCGAGAGAAGAGGGTTTCAAAGAGAAAGAACTTGAGCTTAAAGAGCGCGGAGTCATTGCTCAAGAGCGCGAAGCGGGTAAAAAGGCTCAAGACTCAGATAAAGGAAAGATTCTTACCGGAGAACAGACTAAACTTTTGGCTGGTTTTAAAAGCTCAGAAGACCAATTGAATGGCATTGAAAGAGAAATCGATAAAAATGCCGATTTCATGGGTCCTGCTCTGGGTAGACTTTTCGGAAAGAGCCCTTACGCAACAGAGACCCTTGCCTTTGATGCTCGCATGAAACTAGCCGCACAAAAAATCGGTGTCGCATTAGAGGGCGGCAAGCTGACTGACGAGGATATTGCTCGATATAGACAAATGCTTCCAAACCTTACTGATACGCCTGAAGTAGCACGAGCAAAAGTGGGTATCGTGCGAGAGCTTTTAGCGACAGAACAAGCCTCTCAACTTTCAACGCTCGGGGCGGGTGGGTATGACGTATCTAGGCTTGCTACTCCTCAACCCCCACAGTCTGCTCCAGCGGTGAAGACGCGTGGGGTTACACTGCCAGGACAGATAAAAGAAGCCCAAGCTGCTCCTAAGCCTAAGCGAATCATGCAAAATGGAATTGAGTACACTCTTAACCCCGCTACAGGACAATACGAGTAAACTATGGCAAAACCAGCTTTCGACCCATCTCAGCCGTTTGAACCTGTAAAAGCAAAGCCCGCCTTTGATCCTTCAAAACCTTTTGAAGTGATCGAAGAACCTACTGTTCCAATGTCTGAGAAGATTGAAACTGCTGGAAGGTCTGCGCTTGAAGGTATTACTTTAGGTGCGTCTGAGCCTGTGATCGCTGGTCTTAATGCTGTGGTTAGCAATTTAATTGACGCTGGCTTTGATGCTGAGACTATCGGTGAGTTCGCAAAGCAGGCTGTTAGCGGTGAGGCGATTAAGCAGGAATATCAAAAGGATATTGCTAGACGTAAAGGTCTTGAAGCTAAACTTCCAGAGATTGCACTTCCCGCTGAGATAGCTGGTGGTGTCCTTTCTGGTTTAGCATCTGGCGGTCTTGCTACGGCTGCTCGCGGTGCTCAGGCTGCTCGCGGTGCTCAGGCTGCTAAAGTGTTGACTGCTCCTGTTCGCGCTACTGAGGCACTGGCGAGTCTTGCTGGTGCTAAAGTTCCTACGGCTATAGGTCAGGCCGCTGTTCGTGGTGCGGTGGGTGCTGGTGGTGCAGAAGCCCTTAAAGGAGCAATCCAAGTACCTACTGGGGCGGCTGCTCCAGAAGAGTTTGACGTTCTTGGTGCGGCTAAGTTCGGTGGAGTTTTGGGTGGTGGATTAACGTCGGCTGCTAAAGGTATCGCTGCGATGCCTGGTGGGTCAAAAAAGGTTCTAGCTGCTCTCGGTGGAGTGAACGTCGATTCTATTGAGCAATATCTAAAAGATCCTCAAGCGGTCTTTAGAGCAAAGAGTCCTGCTCAGATTAAAGAAGCCCTTGATGGCTATGTTGACCAGCTTAATAAGGCAGTTGAAGACGGTAAGGTGGGTGCGGAGCAGGCACAAGAGGCGTTGACTGCCGCAAAAAATGCTCTTGATTCAGAAGTGAGGGATCGTGCTTCTGAGTTTGCTACTGCTAAGTTTAACGCTGGTGAAGCGAAGAAAAATGCTCAAGCTAGGCTGAATGACGCTATCAAGACTGCTAAGGCGGATACTGAAGCTGTCATGACTGCGGGTAAAAAAGGTATCCGTGATCAGGCGGTCCTTGCTGTTGAAAACTTAAAAGATACAGTTAGGAAGCAGTCTGCTGAAAGCTATAAGATCCTTGAGAAGTCTGGGCGTGTTGTATCGGTAGAGCCAGCAAAGCAAGCTGCTCAAGAGGCTCTTGATTCACTTAAGATCCAAGGCAAACCGCCTGTTGCTGGTGCTTCTGCGCAAGCCTACAAGCAGATTGAAGGATACCTTAAAGACCTTAAACGGTATAAGAATATCCTTTCTACAAGTGATGCCAAAAAGAAGATTCAACAGCTTGATCAAGACTGGCAGGCTGCTTTAGGTGCTGGTGACTTTACCTCTTCGGCTCAACAGGCACTTCGCTCGATCCGTCGCGCATTTGATGAGCAGCTTAAAGATATTCCAGAGTATGCAGAACTTATGGATCAGTTAGCATCAAACACTGATCTTTTGGGTAGAGCTAATAAATCCTTCGGAACACTTGAGAAGGCTGCGACTCGCGTGGCGAGAATTGATCTTCCTCAAATGGATCAAGAGAGACAGCTTCTGCTTAATCTTGGTAAGGCCGTTAACCGACCATTTGAGCAATCTATACAAGATATCCAGACCGCTCAGAGTGCGCTAAAATTAGGTGGGGTGGAAGCTCGTGTGATGGCGGGTCCACTCGGGCAAGAGGCTAGGACTACTGAGGCTACTCTCAAAGGAATGCAGATGCCTGGAGCTAAAGAAGCTGCGCTTGCTCCCATCCTTGCAGGACCTAGAGCCATGGCTGTTACTGAAGCAGAGAAACAACTAGCTGCCCGTCAAGCGATGATCGAAGGAGTGCGGCAAAAGATTACCGAGATTGGTCCTTTTGCTCGTCCATCGACGAACATTAGTGCAATTCAAACGGCTGTGAGCGAAAGAAACCCTGAGTATCTTAAATATCTTAAGAACCTAACTCAAATGAGTGGGCAAGACTTCTCTCGGTTTATCGACGATCTTAGGCTTGCTCAAGACTTCGGTAAAGAGTTTAGAATTGGTGGTAGAAACGTGAATATGTGGGCTCTAGGATCTGGTGCGGCTGCATTTTCACTGACTGGTGATTTAGCGTCATCACTTGTTATCGCTGGTCTTGGCGGTGGGTTCGGCGGTCTTGTCGATCGTTTCGGTCCACGCATGACTCAGAAGGTTCTTGATGGATACTTAAAGATCGAAGGTATCCCGACCATTAAGAAGATTGAACAGGTCTACGCAGGGTTACCGAAAGAGGTAATCTCTCAACTAAAGACTGACCTTATCAGGTCTATATCGGTATCTCAGCCTGAAGAGATTACCGTTAGTCCTGATCAAGTGCCTAGCATGATGAAGGATATCTCTAGTTCTGATCTTTCGTCGGTAAAAAAGGCTCAAATGATGAGCGCAGTAGGTAAAGGCAAGCCTATCAGCTCAAGCGATATCGCTGAGATTATGATGGGGAAGAAGGCTAAACCACCACTTGCTGTTCGGGCTATTAAGCAGCCTGATCTTAAAGAAGATCGACCTGATATCTTAAAGAAACTTGAGGAAACCAAATGAGCCAGAACGCCTGGGTAATGCGTCTTCCTTGGTCTATTATTGAGGACGTTTCAGACGAGCAGAACGTACCTAAGAACTTGCTTGCTGCCATTATTCAGACTGAGAGTTCTAACAATAAGTGGGCGGTACGCTTCGAGCCCCATTACAAATGGCTGTACAAGACGAAAGAGAATGCGGCTGCTAACGGCATTACTGAGGCTACTGAGACAGTCTTTCAAATGACTAGCTTTGGGCTCTGCCAGCTTATGGGGGCTCTGCTCCGTGAGCTTGGCTTAAAGGGTCCGATCTTCCAGGCATTCGATGAGAAGACTAACATTGAGTACGCTGCTAAGTTTTTAAAGCGTCTTGCCTCTAAGTACAAAGAGCGCGACGATATTATTGCGGCCTATAATGCTGGTAGCCCTATTAAGAACCTTAACGGGGTCTACAAGAACCAACAGTACGTTGACAAGGTAAGGCTGCATTTATCGGCTATTGAATTAGCCCTGGGGGGGAAAGATGGAAAAGTTACTTGAGGTAGGTAAGTGGTTAGTTTCTCACGGCCCTGATGTTGTGTCGGGCGTTATGGGTGTTCTCTCTGGTGTTGTTGCGATCTCTCTTTTAATCCCAGGGGAGCAGCCTGAAAAGGCTTTGAAGGGCGTTATAGACTTCCTTGCCAAGTTCTCGCGCAAGTAAGGTCATGCAATTCTTCACGGGTCTCTTTACCCTCCTTAAAGCGGTCCCCGCCATGGTGAGCCTCATCACTGAGATCGTGGCTTGGATGAAGTCTACCTTTGGCGATAATCCAGAGCGATTCTTAATCGACTCAGCCGAAGCATTCAAGCAGGCCCGTGAAGCTAAAACACCGAAAGACAGAACCGATGCTGCTCAAAAGATTGCTGCTCTTATTAAGCGTCTTTAGCCTTGTCTCGTGTAGAGGCAGCGGCCCTGCTGTTACTGTCTGCTTACTTGATTCAGATAGACAGGAACTACAGTGCTCCACGGCTGATGGGTTAACGTCTATTATTCCATTGCCTGACGCTACTAATTATGTCTGCCTATCTCCCACAGATTTTGAGCTTCTGCTAAACTACATGAAGAAGAGGTGTAGCAGATGAGCGATGAACTGGTTAAAGGGGTAGGTGGTATTGTCGGTGCTCTTTCTGCTTTGATTGCCTCCAGTATGGCTCTAGTCTCATGGAGCTATGAAACATTTGAAACGAAAGAGATCAGTAGGGAGCGACAAACAGAGCTACAGCGCAGGCTTGAGCGCATCGAGAGTAAGATCGACTCCCTCCGAACGAGAAATTGAACGCTCGATTCTAGCGTGGCTTAACTATCAGCCTAAGACAAAGGCTTGGAAGAATAAGAGCATGGGCACTTACGATCCAGTTCGTAAGGCTTTCAGACGCTCGAATGATCCGTTCTCACAGAAGGGTACTTCTGACATTATCGGCATCTGGAATGGCCGGATGATCTGCATAGAGGTAAAGAGCGCCAAGGGTAGGGCGACTCCTGAGCAGAAGCAATTCCTTCAGGAAATGGCTAATCTCGGAGCAATCAGCATGCTAGTCAGAAGTCTTGATGATGTTTTAAACGGTTTCGACGCGCTAACTGGCATGGAGAACAGCGGTCAAACAGACTTTTGCTGAGATTAAAGACGGTCTTACAGTCCTTACACGTTCTCTTTCTGCACTCAGCGCAAAGCTCGTAAGCATTAAGAGGGGTAAGCGTACCGCATTTCATACAGTTGATAGGTACGCTATGCCCGCCGCGCTTCTTTACTTTTCGGACGACTTCTTTTTCTTCCACGATTTTAAAGCCTCCCGTTTAGCGTCCAGAGCGATAGCGATTGACTGCTTCTGAGGCTTACCGCTTTTCATCAGCTCAGAAATGTTGGCGCTTACCGATTTATCAGAATACCCTTTTTTCAATGGCATAATCCCCCCTTAGGATGCCTAATCATCGCACCGATCTACCCCTCGGATAAAGAGGAAGGCTAAAATTGCTCCTATTACCCACACCCACCCAACATGTTCATTCATGAGTCTAACCTTGGAGCCTGATCTCCTACCTTATGGATGGGCTTACAGTACTCTTTATCGGGATGATAATAGAGCGTGATCTCTGTCGTCAGTGAAGCGGTCACCGATTGCCCTGGGTAGCAGGTATCAAAGGCCGCAGCCTTGAGCCTATGGCCCAGTTCGATGAGTTTATCAGGATCTACTTCGATGAATCGGCTTACTTGGATGCCTTGCGTTTCAATTGTCTTATCCATTTTCTAATGATCCCTCATTCGATGTTTCTTTCATAAAGTAGAGAGTTAACCACAAGTTAACCTCACCTTTCAGATAGCCGAGCTTCTGTTCTCTGAGTTCCAGTTTTTTCTCTGCGCGGTTCAAAAGTATTTCTAGTTTGTTAACTTCTTTTTGAAGAGCATCGATTTCAGCAGAAAGTTTTTCTCTCTGTTTATATGTTTTACCTGGAGGTCTAGGATAAGTTTTGTCCATTAGTCGATGCTCCTTTCAAAGGTTATGTAATGGTTCCACTCATCTTCTTGCTCGCGCTCAGTCCACTCGGTCCCTGACAGGTCCTTTCGTCGTTTGCGATAGGACTTAGGCACTTCAGGGACCCTTCCAGAGCCTCCACACGAGTTGCAGGACCTTGGATCGTAGCTCTGGTACACGCCCTTGACCCTCATCAATTCTTGATTGAACGCTTTGATCGTCGCACACATTGGACAGTTGATCATTTTTGCCATGACATACCCCACACACACCCCGTCGAAAGAGAACAGGGTCTAGCGTCATGCCTGACCCTGAACACGCATTACAGTGATTCATCTTGATACTTGTTCATAGCCTCTTCAAAGGTAGAGGTCTCAACCGCATTAACGAAGGCTTTAAGCTGATCTATTGATAGGTCTTTAGATGCTTCGATATGGAAGACTGAGCCACAGTAGTACTTGAGATCGTCTTTCTTCCATGAGGATTTAGCCAGCCGTTTCATAAGCATGGGACGAGGGTCTTCCTCACTTTTGGTTAAGGCAGGGGCAGGGGTGGCTTGAACTTCACGTTCCTGTACTGGTAGGGCCTCAACGTCTTTAGCTGCTGGCTTGGCATCGAAGTCTTGAAGTTCTTCTGGCGTATAAACCCCGACAGAAACGCCAGGATAGACCGTCCGAATTCCTTCTGAGATGACGCGAGCGCGAAGCATTGCTCTAGGATACTGCTTCCACACGTCTTTGCCTGTGAGTCCTGCCGCTTTAGCTTGAGTGATCGTCCAAGAGACTGTGGCAGCGCCTCCTGATGGGTGAGAAAAGGTTCCTGTAACTTCTTGGTCGGAGTACGCATTCCAAACTACCTTTCCGCCCGCTGCTTGAAAGCGAGCTAGCATTGCGTCTGCTTTCAGTGCAGGACGACCTTGAATGACGTGATAATCTCTAGCTGCAATAGCAGGGTGCATTCCTTCGGCTTGAGCGATGAGCATTAAAGCGACGCCCTGCTCAGGGGTCTTAATGCCGAACAACCCACTTTTAGCGAAGGCTACGGCCATGCGCTCGATTTGATCGACTCCAAAGTGTTGAGGGAGTGCTACTTGTTTCGTGTCCATTTACGGTTCTCCTGTTTGTACTGTTCTAGGAACTGTTCGATTAGCCCACGGACTACCTGAGAGATGTTGCCGTTAATGGCCTTGAGGTCTTCAAAGTCCTCTTGTGGGATACGGAGGCAGATCGTCTTATCGTTTACTTCTGTCGTGGTTAGCTGCTTTAGGTTTACGTCTAGTTTCATCTTATCCTCAGAACGGTAGATCAGCTTCGTCCCATTCGCGCTCAGGGGCTTGTGGTGCTGTTACTTTCTTCTTAATTGCGGTCAGGTGCGATTGAGCCTCTTCGAAGCTCTTAGGGGCATCTATGGCGTCTTGAATGGGGTCCTTACAGAAGGTGCTAGTGAGCCAGAGTTTATCGCTACCCGCCCAGATGAAACGAGGGAACCGCTTTGAGGTATCGAAGGCTGCATAGAGGCTAGGTCTATCTAGGTTCTTCTGAAGGCTCGTCATCTGCTTATGAGAGATCCAGTAGTTAATAGCCTTGTCAGATCCTTCGGTCTGGATAGCTGCAATCCACTTTTCATTGTACTCGGGATGAGGTTCTATCGAGTGTACCTTGGTAATTTTAATGACTGTGTTCATATAACGGTGAGTTATAATGAGTGTAATACATTGTCTATGAGAAAAAGGGGATAGAAGTAAAATACCTCTAACCCCTTGAGAGAGAACACAGCTTAGTAAGAACTACTCGTCCTTACAGGCTTCTTTGTACTGCGCTTCATCTTTCTTCGCAACACCGCCTGCACTGTCGAGCTTTGCACCTTTACGAGCTGCACCAGCTTGAGCGCCTGCTTTCTCTGAATAAGCAGCGGCGTCTTTACCGCCACCACCTTTTGACTTCATTGAAGCCGCCTGGCTTCCGTATCCTGATTCTTTCATTTTGGAGTCCTCCGAGCCTAAGATTAACATTTCGTCGAGCAAAGACAATAGTAGCCAATTCCCCTACCTACCACGGATGATAGCTAGCAAGCATTAAAGGCTATGTTCGTCCCGATACTTACTGCCTGTCCAGGGGGCTAACTCAAAGCTCGACTGCTCAAGCTCTCAGGTATTCCCCTGTCACTGTCTACTGGTATGGCTAGTCCCAGACGATAGGCGTTTCCAGCTCGTATCAAGTTCGTTCTACTCCCGGATCAGTACCTAAGCTCGCTGCACCCATTTTCCCCTGCCCGCAATTATTGGCGTCCTACCGTTAACGAGCGGTGCTTAAAGTGAAGAGGTCAATCTGACCGAATCTGTTCACTCTGGCTTGGCAACTTAAGCTAATCCTGTCGGTTATGATGATCTTTCAATCATCGGTCCCGGCGTTGACCTTGTAACCCTGTTTTAACAGCTAGGGTTAAATCCTGTTGCTACTTTTCGCTTGTAAACATTTGCCAGAAGAGGCAGAAATGAGGACAAGAGTACGCAAATTCTTAGTAACCCTGGTTGATACGCAAAGTAAAGACCGGGGTTATTCTTTTTCAGGGTGCACTATCTCAACTAGCCCTAAAGCTCGCTGTCTATTCTTTAGACACCTTGAGCAGAGCAGTTCACGACGGCTTAGGGTTGCGCTGTTCCTTAACAATTCATAATCAGCGCGAGCGTAACAGCGAACGGTGTAGCAGTTCTTCCCAGGAGCTGTTTTAAACGACTTCCAGCCCCGCATTTGAGGGTCCTTGTAGTATTTTAGTTGCTCGTCGTCTAACATTTGGTTAACACTGTTATTATGACCTACTTTGTTAAGAAGACTCACGACATTTGCCTAAATGAGATTAAGGCAGCATCAGACTACGTTAGTCAAATGTTTAACTCCGAGATCAATCTCGTAAGGCTCAAAGATCAGGTAGATAGCCTAGTGGACGATAAGATTCAGCGATACTATCACGAGCGTTTCAAGGACTGGACCGTCGCTGACCTTATTCTCCTTGCTGAGACGATTGAGCAGAAGATCGAGGCTGAGGGTAAAGCTGACAGAAAAGCTCGGAAGCAAGCACAATGATTGTCCACTGCGCTCATGATGGCTTAGTCGCGATTAAGGATCTGAAACCCAATCCACAGAACAGAAACAGCCACCCGAAAGAACAGATCGAGAGGCTTGCTAAGATCCTTGATTATCAGGGATGGCGGTACCCGATTAAGGTCAGCAAGCGGTCGGGCTTTATTACTTCTGGGCACGGGCGTCTCGAGGCTGCAAAGCTACTCAAGCTCAAAGAAGTACCAGTCAGCTTTCAAGACTACACCGACGAGGCGCAGGAGTACGCAGACCTAACCGCTGATAATGCCATTGCGTCGTGGAGTGAGCTCGACCTATCAGGGATTAACTCCGATATGCTCGACCTTGGGCCTGACTTCGATATCGACTTGTTAGGGATTAAAGACTTCGTCATTGAGCCAATCGAAAAGATAGAGCCTCAGTGTGATGAGGACGAAGTGCCCGATGCACTCCCAGAGCCTAAAGTCGTCAAGGGTGAAGTCTATATCCTTGGGAAGCATCGTCTTATGTGTGGGGATTCGACTGCGATCACTGACGTTGAGCGGCTGATGGATGGGGAAAAGGCGGATTTACTTTGGACAGACCCGCCCTACGGGGTCTCTTACACAGATAAAAACAAATATCTCAATGGGCTTGGGACAGGCCATAGGCTTACCAAGCCCATTGAGAACGATCATCGATCGCCCGAAGAAATGAACGAGTTTTGGTTTACGTTTCTTTCAAACGCGCATTTAGTAATGACAGAAAAATCTAGCTATTACATCGCAAGCCCGCAGGGTGGGGACTTGATGATGATGATGATGATGATGATGATGAGCATAATCCGTTCCGGTTTTCAGTTAAAGCACATGCTTATTTGGGTAAAAAACAATCACGTCTTAGGTCGATGCGATTACCACTATAAACACGAGCCAATGCTGTACGGTTGGAAACAAAACGGAACGCATGAGTTTTTTGGAGATGGTCAAAAAAAGACCAGCGTTTGGGATTTCCCGAAGCCTCTAAGAAATGATTTGCACCCAACGATGAAGCCCGTCGAGCTTGTGGAAGAGGCTATTTTAAACAGTACAAAACCAAATCAAAAAGTTTTAGATCTTTTTATCGGTAGTGGAACAACCATTATAGCCGCAGAAAAATCAAACAGATCGGCTTATGGAATGGAGTTTGACCCGCATTACTGCGGCGTGATTCTCGACCGCTGGCAGAAGTATACGGGCAAAAAAGCGCACCGTGAAGACGGCGTGGCGTGGGATGAGATTAAGGCAGGGGTGACGCATGGCCAGACCGCTTAAACCCGTAGACGAGAACCTGCTTCGTAAACTAGCCGCCATTCACTGCAATCAAGAGGAAATGTCTTCGGTCCTTGGGGTGTCAGTTGACACCCTGCATAGGCGTTTTGCGGAACAAATAAAAGACGCTCGGAACGAAGGTAAAATGAGCCTGAGAAGGAAAATGTGGGAGCTTGCCCTAAATGGCAATGTCACTATCCTGATCTGGTTATCTAAAAACGAATTGGGTATGTCTGACAAGATTGAGCAGAAACAAAACCTAGAGGTTAAAACGCTTTCCCCTAAAGAGATTGAAAACGTACTGAGCAACGATCCGTTCATTACTCAGAAGGCTGAATGACCTATCATCCTGAGATTGAGCGTATTGCCCGTGGCCTAAAGGAGCTTCATGAGCGGTGGAAACCCCATGAGGCTCAGGTCACGATAGGTAAGGCGCTCATCGCCGACCGTAAAAAGGACGTATTTGCTCAGTGTGGGCGTAACTTCGGCAAGACCGAGCTAGTCTCCTATCTGCTCTGGCGGTGGGCATGGACCTTCCCAGGATCAGAGAACTACTATTTCTCGCCGTACATGAAGCAGTCTAGAGAGATCCTCTGGGCGTCCAGGCGCGTGCAGACCTTTGGCCCGGAGTCATGGATTACTAAGGTCAATGAACAGGAAATGCGGATTACATTCGCTAACGGCTCATTCCTAAAGCTCGATGGATCAGACAACGTGGAAGCCTATCGGGGCGTTAAGCCAAAGGGTCTGACAGTCTTTGACGAGTTTAAGGATTTCCGTCCTGAGTTCTATGAAGCATACGACCCTAACCGAGCTGCACACGATACCCCGCTCTTCGTCATCGGTACCCCCCCTGAGTTCGACGGGCAGTTTAATCAGGTCGCTCATTCTTGGGCTAAAGATTCAAGCAAAGCTTTCTTCAAGTTCCCTACCAGCTCGAATCCCCATATCTCTGCTGACTGGCTTGATAAGAAACAGGCAGAACTTACAGCCCGTGGTGAGCAGGACAAATGGTTCAGGGAGTACATGGCTGAGTTCGTGCGCGGCGGCTCGAAACGCATCTTCCCGATGCTATCGGAGAAGATGGTTAAACCCCATGGCGTACTCTTCCAAAGCATCGAGAAGGACCGGAGGCGTTTAGAGTGGTACTGCATCGCCGACCCCGCTGGTGCTTCTACCTTCGCTGTCTTGTTCGCCGCGATTAACCCCTACACTCGTGAAGTCTACCTGCTGGACGAGATTTATGAGCAGCGCCAAGAGGAGATGACCGTTAAGCGTATCGGCGGGCGTATCCTTCAAAAGACTCGGGCGCTCCATAAAGGCGAGTGGCGCTTTATCTATGACGAAGCAGAAGCGTGGTTCGCCAATGAGATGCTAGAGCACTGGGAGCTACCCTTTGAGCCCACCCAAAAGTCTAAACACGATAAGACTACCGGACTATCCCTGATCAAAGACGTGATGCTTGCACAGAAATGGATTGTGTCAGAACATTGCTCTAAATGGTTTTGGGAAGCAGACAACTATCAGAAGGACGACGAGGGCAGGATCGTGAAGAAACACGACCACCTTTTAGACTGCTCTAGGTACCTACTAGGCGCAGCCCACTACAGTCTAAATGAGTCTACGGAATACATAAGAGAGGCTGATCCAATGTTTAGGGGCGCTAGAATTGAAGATGATTTTCCTGGCTTTACGGAGACGGGCGAACAAGTAGATGATTGGGGATATTGAAATGATGACGATTGCCGCCTTTGTACTCGCTATTGGAGTGCTTCAAATGATCTGTCTTGCTGGCCTATTCTGGGGCTTGGTGGAGTTGCGGGCTATGCAAAAGAGTACTCACTCAGTACAGTTAGTTCCAGCAGACCAGAGCTTTCAGAAGATGACAGACGAAGTAAAGCAAAGCCTGTCTAAAGATTTATTCGACAACGTGGGGTAACAGATGGATCAAGTCTACTCGTTTGACGATCTCAATAATGAAGGAAACTACGTCAGACCTTCAAAACCGCTTTACTCGCTAGACCTTGATGATCCTGATAACGAGAAGAATATCCTCGAATGGCTGAAGGGTGAGCGTGATTTCCTTGAAAGCGAGTCTCGTGATCGCATTCGGGTCATGCGCCGTAACCTGGCACTCTACAAAGGTATCCAGTATCAAGAGCTAGAATCTCGTGTAGACGCTCGTGACCGTGGGGCTGACAAAAGCTCGTTCATGCGCAAAGTGGTCGCGAACCACTTGTTCGATCTAACCAAGAACAGAGCATCACGCTTAGTTAAGTTCCGTCCAGCGGTGGCTATCTTGCCGACTAATGACGAGCTTGAGGATAAACTCGCCGCAAAGAGCGCGAAGGCTCTGCTCGATCATATCTGGTACGAGAACGACTTCGAAGGAGTCATGCAAGTCCAGCTCGCTACCTACGCTCAGATCATGGGCGAGGTGTACTGTTTCATTGTATGGAACGAGGAGAAGGGTGATCTATCTCCTGCCTACCTAGAAGCTAAGAAGGGTGCCAAAGACGGCAAGATCCCCATGCTCGATGAGAACGGGCAACAGGTCGTGGACCCGCAAGGCAACAAGGTCTTCATCGACAAGCCTGTACGGATCGGTGACGTGGACTATATGATCCACATGGCGTCTGAGATTCTCCTGCAAAAGAAACAGAAGTGGGACGACGTAGACTACTGCTTTCAGATTGAACCTGTCTCGACCGATAAGCTCCGTATCCTCTACCCTGAGAAGGCTGCTTTCATTAAGGACGAGGACGTACAGATTTACGACTATGAGAAGATGGAGCTAGTCGCTACTCGTCGTGAGACCCTCAAGTTCACGTTCTGGCATAAGCGTAGCCCGCATATGGACAAAGGGCGTAAGATCGTATTCACAAACGATACGATCCTTGAGAACACTGAGTTCCCGTTCTCCCACTCACAGCTCCCATGCGTAAGGTTCACCGATCAAGACCTTCCTGGCGAGCTTCACGGCCAGAGCTTCTATGAACAGATTAAGGGTCTTACTGGCACCTACAATAACCTTACTAATATGCTTATTCGCAACGCTGTTATGGTTTCTCATCCTAAGTGGATGGTACCTGCTGGCAGTGTTGCTCTCGATCGGTTGGGAAATGATATTACTATCGTTCAATACAAAGGACCACAACCACCAGTCCTAGCTACTGCGCAGAGCATCCCAGGCGATCTGTTCAGCTTCCGCGACAAGCTGAAGGAAGAGTTCCAACAAATCTCAGGAGTGTTTGGAGTTAGCCGTGGTGAGCCGCCTCCTGGCATTAAAGCAGGTGTGGCACTTCAATTCCTAAGTGAGCAAGAGTCTGAGCGGTATAACGAGCTTGTTCTCAAGTGGAACGAGATGATCCGTCAAATTGCTGACATGACCGTTGCTGTCGCTGGTGATTACTACGACGAAAGCGACGAGCGCATGGTCCGTGTTCTTGGTAAGAATAACGAGTACATGACCGAGTTCTTCAAGGTGTCTTCCTTGGAGAAGGATTACGATATCCGCATCCAGAACAGCTCGGCGCTTCCTAAGTCCGTTGCTGCTAGGACGCAGACGCTTCTTGATCTTTCCGAGCGCTTTCCCGACCAATTTACGGGCGAGCAAGTGATTGATATGCTTGACCTTGCTCAGAGCGATAAGTTCACCGACGCTGCTACCGTTGCAGTCCGAACGGCTGAAGCCGAGAACGAGAAGCTGTATGAGGTAGAAGATCCTGAGACTATGGCTCCTACCGAGTTCGAGAACCATATCCTGCACTGGAAGATCCATACCCGTCAGATGCAGGAGTTCAGGTTTAAGTATAGGACTGACCAAGCTATCCAGCAGCGGTTCAAAGATCACGTCATGGCGCACGAGTTCCTGATGACTGAACAGGCTAAGAAGTCTCCTGCCTTCGCTGAACAGCTCAAGACTCTGCCCATGTTCCCGATGTTCTACTTTGAACAGCCAGCTCCTATGGCCCCCCCTCCGGCTCCAATGCCTCCGGCTGGTGGACCATTGCCTCCTGTGAACCTTCCAGGCGAATTGCCTGTAAACCCTATGGTTGGGGGGGAAGCCCAACTGCCAACACTTGAACCTCAACCAAGCCTCACTACTCAGCTTGCTGGCGGTCCTATCCCACCAGTAGCGCCGACTAGCGCAGTCTAAGGAGACAAGATAGAATGTCAGAGAATGCCGCACCACAGATCCAAGCAACAGAAGCTCCACAGGCTCCCGAGCCTATTGTCATGTCAGGAGGGGACGCTCCTGCATCCTGGGATGACCTAGACGCTGTTACAGCCAAGCCCAAGGCAGAGCCTAAGCCCAAAGAGGCTAAAGAGCCCAAGAAAGAGCCTAAAGAAGAGAAAGACCAAAAGGTTGAGGCCAAAGATTCTAAGGATAAAAAGGAAGAGGGTATTGAAAAACCTCTTACTCCTGCCAAACTATTAAAGTTGAAGAATGGCGAGACAACGCTCGATGTTAGCCCGGATGCTCTTGTCCCCGTCAAGGTTGACGGTAAAGTCATAGAGATCCCGCTACAGGAGGCGATCAATCGCTACTCTCAACAGAGCCATCTCGATAAGCTCTACAAAACTTACAAGACCGAAAAAGACGGTTTTGATAAGCAGCGGGACTTAATGAGTAAGGCTCTGGAACGCTCTCAAGACTTGCTTGTGAACAAAAAGGATCTGCGCGGGTTCCTTGAGTACATTAGCGAGGCAATGGGAGTGGATGGGGACCAGATCTATCAAGAGACTGTAGGAAGCCTACAGAAACAACTTGAAGAGATGTCATCTCTATCGCCCGAAGAACGGAAGATTCGGGAGCTTGAACAAGAGGTATCTCGGTTCAGGGGGCGCAAGGAAGCTGAAGTTCAAGCGAAAGAACAGGCCAAATCGAGGGCAGCACTCGAAGGCCAGGTTAACCAAGTCATGCAAACGCATGGCATGGATAAAGCTGCACTGGTGAAGGCGTGGGATGAGCTTACTGAACTTGGGCATGATGCTGATGCTATTACACCTGAGTTTCTGGGTGCTTATTACGCTAACACACAAAAGATCAGTACGATCGAAGCTAAACTAGCAGCGATTCATCCTGATCTTGTAAAAGATACGGCTGCTGTAGAAAGCCTGGCTACCTTCGCAATTCAAACTGACGCTTCAAGCGCAGATATCGAAGAGGCCATCGCACAACTCTACGGGAAGTCACCGGAACAAAAACTTTCAGCAAAGATCGAGAAGAATCAAAAGGCGTCTGCTCAGAAGGGCTCCCGAGCCCAAAAAAATCCTGGCTCAGATCCTTTGTTCTTCGATGATATCTAACAACTAACAGGAGGCCATCATGGCACAATTCAGTTTAACTACTGCAAGTAACCTCTTCAAAATTAAATACGGAAAGCTCAGTGAGAATACGTACAATAGTGCGAATATTCTGCTCGCTCGCGTGAAAAAAGATTTCAACTTCACCGGGAAGCGCATGGACATTGCAGTTCCTACCTCTTTCGCTGGTGGCGTGGGATCGGGATCTCTCCCGACTCCTAACTTCGCTGCTGTGGAAGATGCGATCATCACCAGCAAAAAAATGTACTCGGTCATCCAAATTGATCGTGAGTCCATCAAAGCTGCTAGCCAGAACGAAGGCGCTTTCGTTGAGCTGACCAAGTACTCAGTTCAAAAAGGTGTCGAGTCCTGGATGCGTAACATGAGCCGCGCTCTGTTTAACGACGGATCGGGCGCTCTTGGAACGATCCAAGCTGGTGGCGTTTCCGGTGCTGGCCCATGGCAGGTTGTGATTTCTGCTGCTACCTGGAAAGAAGCTAACTTCGAAGAGAAGGATTATGTGAACTTGACTGGTGCTCTTTCGGCTGTGTTCGAAATCACTGCTGTCGTTCCTGCTACTCGCACCGTGACCTTGGCTGCTGTCTCGGGTTCTTATACCCCTGTGGCTGGTGATGTCATCTATATGCAAAACTCGATTAACGCAGACCCAAGCGGCTTGAAAGGCGTCTTGGATGCTGTTTCGGGTACGCAGTACGGAATCACGGTTGGCCGTCGCTGGCAAGCAGGTGCTCAAGTAGCGGCTGGTGGAGCAGGTCTTACGACTGATCTCATGAACCAAGTCATGCTTGAAGTACAGCGCAAGAGCGGCAAGGTGCCTAACCTCATCATGTGCTCGTTCACTCAGTACCGTAAGCTCTTGAACGTGCTCGAAGATCAGAAGCAATACATTGTCGAGCCTCGCTCTCCTGAGCTTGTCGGCAAGGTATCGTTCCGTGGTGTCGAGTTCATGTCTTCGGCTGGTCCTGTGGGCGTCTTCCCTGAGCGTTTCATCGAAGACGATCGCATGTACTTCCTGAATGACTCAATGATATCAGTTTATCATAGGCCGGACTTTGGATGGTTCGACGATGACGGCTCCGTGTTCCTTCGTACTTCGGGCGACGCTTACGAAGCCCGTTACGGCGGATACTTGGAAGCCTATATCGTGCCTCCGTTCCACGGCGTGATCAGCGGACTTGCAACCTAAGGATCGGGTTGCATCATTGGGGGGTGGGGGCACTGCGGGCTCTGGCCCCCCTTTTTTTGTGTAGTTAACCCGAGTTTAACCGGAGAAATAATATGTTACGTTCAATTCAAACGACTCAACGCCTTCCTCGTCAACTTCACTTGAAAGTAGATGGAACGGGAGGAAGTGCCACCCTTCTTATTGGGTCGAAAGACGCTTCTGTAGCTCGTACGGCTCAAGGACAATACACAGTCACCTTTGAACAGGCTTTCGCTCGTGAACCTGTGGCTGTCTGCGCTGTGATCTACGGTGCTGCTGGCATCATCGCTTCGATCGCATCTACTAGCCCCACGGCTGTAGCTGTTCGGATCTATGATGCGGCTGGAGTAGATCAAGACGCTGACTTCCACCTTGTTGTTCAAGGTTTTGACGCAGCAGACGAATACTAAAAGCTGGTCAGGCCCGGTAACTCAAAGGTAGAGTAGCTCATAGATGCGGCATCTAAGAGAGGTTATGGGTTCAAGTCCCATCCGGGCCACCTTTGAGGAAAATATATGGCGTCAGTGAGCAAGTCTGCATTACCACTAGGTTCAATCTCAGGAGCTTCTGGCTCTTCTAGCTCTGTAGTCTTAGAGCAATTAACCGTAGATCATGTACTGTTCTTAAACGTGACTGCATTCAGCACGACGACACTTACGGTTAACGTGCTGACTAGCCCAGACGGGGTTAACTTCGCTCAAATTGCTACTGTAGCCCTAACGTCTACAGGTAAGAGTGTCCTTACCGTACCCACTCCGTTAGCTCACGTTAAGATCGACTGGACGATGGCGGGCGGAGCACAAACGGCAACGGTAGAAGCGTCACTCTGTTACGATAAGAGGCGTTAATGGCAAAAGTTGATCTTTATCCCACACAGAACGCATCGCCTAGTTTAGCTCAAATTCAAACTGGGACTGTTATTGGGGATAAGGTCGCTGCTGACGTTAATCTTCTCGGTGGAATAGTATCAGGCACCTTTGAGCCAACAGGTTTAAAAACAGCTCTAAAAGCGTCTATTCATTTAGTAACAGACGTACCAAGCAAAATCACTCCGGTGCCTCTAGCAAATCGAAATGCTGTTTCAATCAGAGTATGGGGTTCTGAAACAGTTTATTTTGGGCATAATGCGCTCATCTCAAGTGCTACGGCTTACCCAAAGACTACTCTTGAAGAACTTGCATTAGACATCAAAGACACGAATGCAGTTGAGGTTTACGCAGTGTGTGAACCAGGAAAGACTTCTGAGTTAAGAATATTGGAGATCGCCTGATGGCATTTGTAAGCTCTACCTTCGCACCATTTATACCTCCTTTAAGAGATCGTATTCTGGCTGCTAACGATAGGGTTACTGTAGTTAACTACTCAAATCCTGGCACTTGCGAAGAGATAATAACCAGTATTGAATATACATCGGCATCAATTAGCCCGACAGCAAAAGCTACTAAATCCTTCACCTATTCGGACACAAGCTACCGATATGTGATTTCAGCGGTTAACTGGACAGTAGTCCCATGAGGAGAATAAAATGAAACTTTTAGATACCGAACTACTGGCCGACGTTGTGTCAGTATATGATCAAACTAAAACGACGATTCAAGGCAACATCGAAAACAAAATTTTTAACAGCGTCCCAGTTCTTGGGTCACCCGTAACCAAATACGTCGACGTGGTTACCGATACCGGTATTGCCCCGAACGGATTCATCTACTGCACGACCAATAACCGACTATTCGTGGTCGGCACAGCAATCGGGTCGGGGGTCGGAACGGCACAGCAATACCCAATCATGCTTTACAATTTTTCACTCACGACAGGCGCATCAAGCTATGTGGGCCGGATTGTCGTGCAGCTTCCGATTTCGGGAACAACGACGCACACTTTCCGTTCGATCAAAGTAGTCGATAACCCCGGAACGACGGGCTGGAAAATTTATTTGACCACGGCGCAAATCTTCACTCAATCCGGTCAATTTTTGGTCAATAACATCGACCAATCAGATTTCACGGCTGGGCCGTCGCCGATACCGATTCAATACCCAATTGCGGCCGGAACAAACCAAAAAGCGGTTTTCCATCTCGGCCAATTTTCGCCGTCAAATACGTTTCCGGGCTCTCCTACACTTGGAACCCCAGTAACGTTCAACGTCGCGGGTCATCCTTGGGTGAACGGGAACCAAGTCTATATCTCTTCGCAAGCGGGTCCGGCATGGACGGCGGCTTCAACCTTTGCCGTGAACACCCGATATTTTGTCGTCAACGCTGGCGTTGGCACATTTCAGCTTTCAGCAACATTTGGCGGCGCTGCAATCGCAGCGGCAGCGGGCCCGACGTCCGTTGTAATAACGCAAATCAATACCGAAGTCGAAGCATCAAACGCAATTTACGATTCAGGCAGCGGTCGCCTATACACGCACACCGGTCTATCGGCAGCGCATCAATACTTTGTGCGTGATACAACTGCATCAGTCACCTATGCGGCAGACTCTGGAGTTACGATTACAGCCGCCGCTCCGGGTAAGGTGCAAATCGTA